GGTCTGGAGCCCCCGTGTTCATCACGGGGGCTTCTTCTTTCCTCGGGGACTCCATCCCCGATGCAGCCGGCCGTTGGCAGTCCCACGAGGTCCTGTCCCCATCCTGACCGCCTGACCCCCCTTCTCTCATGGAGACGGTGTGCGCTCCGCCGAGCGGGGGTCGCGCGCACCGCGCGCAAGGCGTTGCAAGGGACCCGCGCTCCAGGCGCTGGTCTCGCCTCACCCTTCGGCGTGGCGTACGGTACTTCCACGGGATGGAGAGCGGTACCGGGGGCGCTCGCTCTGAGGTATGGGAGGACTATGAGACAGGTTTCCGCCCGATCCAGACGCAGCGGGTCGCCGAAGGCAGCAGAACCGGCCAGCGAACGAACGGTCGAAGCATCGTCCAAGAGCGTGCCTGACTCCCCGGTAAGGCTCCCCGGGAAGCTCGAGCACTGGCCCATCGACCGGCTCCACCCCTACGAGCGGAACCCCCGAACCCACAGCCCCGAGCAGATCACCAAGATCGCGGCGAGCCTCATCGAGTTCGGCTGGACCAACCCGATCCTGGTGGACGGCAACGCCGGAATCATCGCAGGCCACGGGAGGCTCCTCGCGGCCCGTGAGCTCGGCATGACCACGGTGCCCGTGATCGAGCTCTCCCACCTCACCGAGGCCCAGAGGCGCGCCTACGTTATCGCCGACAACCGCCTGGCTCTTGAGGCGGGCTGGGATGAAGACCTCCTGGCCGAGGAACTCAAGGCGCTCGAGGGCCTCGACTTCAACTTGGCCCTCACCGGGTTCGAGCTGGACGAGCTGCACGATCTCCTCGAGGACGAGACGGACGAGGAGGTCGCCGCGCCCGAACCACCCGACAACCCCGTCACCCGGCCGGGCGATCTCTGGATCCTGGGGGACCATCGGCTCCTCTGTGGCGACTCATCCGACCCGGCCACCGTGGACCGGCTCCTGGGCGGCGAGCCCGTCCACCTGGTCAACACCGATCCCCCCTACAACGTGAAGGTCGAGCCGCGCTCCAACAACGCGATCGCCGCGGGGCTCTCGAGCTTCCCAGCAGCGAAGAGCGCCGTCGCCGCCTCCGACGCCCGAGGTATGCACCACCAGGGGTTCGACCTCGCGCGTCACAAGACGAAGTCGAGGCCCACCGGACGGATGCGCCCGAAGGACCGACCCCTGGCCAACGACTTCATCTCCGACGAGGCGTTCGGTCAGCTCTTGCTGGCGTGGTTCGGGAACATCGCCCGCGTGCTCCTCCCCGGCCGCTCGTTCTACATCTGGGGCGGATACGCGAACGTTGCCAACTACCCGGCCGCGCTCAAGGCCACGGGTCTCTACTTCAGCCAGTGGGTCATCTGGGACAAGCAGCATCCGGTGCTCACGCGCAAGGACTTCATGGGTGCGCACGAGGTCTGCTTCTACGGATGGCACGAGGGCGCAGCGCACCAGTTCTTCGGGCCACCGAACATCCCCGACCTCTGGGCGGTCAAGAAGGTCAATCCGCAGAGCATGATCCACTTGACCGAGAAGCCAGTCGAGCTCGCGGTGCGGGCGATCCACTACTCGTCGCGACCCGGCGAGAACGTCCTCGACCTCTTCGGCGGAAGCGGAAGCACGTTGATCGCCGCCGAGGAGACCAGCCGCAGGTGCTTTGCGATGGAGCTCGACCCCGCCTACTGCGACGTGATGGTCGAACGCTGGCAGACGGCGACCGGCCAAGATGCCGCGCTCGGGGACGACGGCAGGGCGTTCAGTGCTGTCGCAGCCGAACGCGGGGCCGCGATGGAATCGGCGGAATGAGGATAATCAGAGTGTTCCCGCGCCGGTTGAGTGCCACGCCCGACGACGCACTTGCCTATGTCGGCCCGCCGGACTTCTTCGCCGAGGCCGACGAGATCCACGTCTCGGTGTCGTTTACCTGGGATGTTCCGATCGCCGAGCGGCTGGCGAAGCAATGGGAGTGGGTCGCGCCGGTCAAGATGGGAGGGCCGGCACTCGGCACGGTTGGCGGCGAGTTTGTACCCGGCATGTACCTCAAGGTCGGCCATGTCATCACGAGTCGCGGGTGTCCAAACTCCTGCTGGTTCTGCGAGGTCTGGAAGCGTGACGGGGAGATCCGTGAACTCCCAATCCGTGACGGCTGGATCATCCAAGATGACAATCTACTTGCCTGCTCGGAGGGACACATCCGGGCGGTCTTTGCGATGTTGGGCCGCCAGCCCGAGCCTCCTCAGTTCTTGGGAGGGCTTGAAGCGGCTCGGCTTCAACCCTGGATGGTCGACGGGCTGCGTGCCATCCACCCTAAGCAGATCTTCTTCGCCTACGATACGCCGGATGATCTGGAACCGCTCGTGATCGCTGGGCGGATGCTGCGTGAAGGCGGAATTGCCAGGACGAGTTTGAGGGCCTTCGTCCTTTGTGGTTATGACGGAGACACGATCGATCTGGCAGAGAATCGGATGCGGGAAACATGGGCAGCTGGCTTCTTGCCGTTTGCGATGGTCTACCGCGATCGGCACGGCGACAAGCCGGATCGTTGGAGGGCATGGCAGCGCAACTGGACACGGCCCGCCATTACTAGGGCCTTGCTTGCGACCAAAGGCCAAGGTGTGGCCGCGCGAGGTGAGTAGGCCTTGGCCGCGACGCGGAAGAAGGAGCTCATCTCCCTGCGAGAGTACGCACGCCAGCGCGGCATCTCCCACGTGGCGGTCCAGCACGCAGTGAGCGCGGGACGCATCTCGACCGTGGACGGGAAGATCGATCCCGCCCGGGCCGACCGCGAGTGGCGCGAGAACACCGACCAGAGCAAGCCCCGGAACCGGATCACGGGCAGGCCGAAGCACGCTCGTGTTCCGGGAGAGCCCCCGGAGCCGATGGACTTCGGCGGAGCCGACGGCGGCAACGGTACCGCGACGGGCTACGCCAAGGCGCGGGCGGCTCGCGAGCTCTACCAGGCCCAGCTCGCCAAACTCGACCTCGACCGCCAGCGCGGGACCCTTGTCCGCGCCGACGAGGTCAGGCTTGGCGCCTTCAACATGGCCCGGAAGGCCAGGGACCAGCTGATCGCTCTCCCCGAACGGGTCGCGGCCACCCTCGCGGCCACGCAAGACCCCGCCGAAGTCCAACGCATCCTCGAGGAAGAGATCGAGCGGATCTGCCAGGAGATCGCGGATGCAGAACGGCCGTGAGGTCTACGAGTCCGCGTACCACGCCGGTTGGCGCCCGGAGCCGCGGCTCTCCGTGAGCGCCTGGGCCGACGAACACCGAGTCCTCGGCAACCGCGCCGGCCACGCCGCGATCCACTGGCGCACGTCAACGACCCCCTACCTCCGGGAGATCATGGACGCGCTCGGGCCACGCTCCCCCGCGCGGCGGGTGGTCTTCATGAAGGGCTCGCAGCTGGGGGGCACGGAGTGCGGAAACAATTGGCTCGGGTTCGTAATGCAGCACTCCCCCGGTCCCATCCTGGTCGTGCGCCCCACGGTGGAAGAGGCGCGACGGTTCAGCCGGCAACGACTCGACCCGATGATCGCGACGACGCCGGTGCTCCGCGACCTCGTCAAGGAATCCCGGTCACGCGACGGCGGCAACAGCCTTCTCATCAAGGAGTTCCCCGGCGGCGTGCTCTTTCTGACTGGCTCCAACTCGGCGACCGGCGTGAAGTCCATGCCGATCCGCTGGCTCTTCTGCGACGAGATCGACGAGTACCCGGGTGACGTGGACGGCCAGGGAGACCCGATCTCGTTGGCCGAGAAGCGGACGACGGGGCCCACGTACCCGCGCCGCAAGGTCCTTCTCGTATCGACGCCGACGATCAAGGGCCTCTCCCGCATCGAGCGTGAGTTCCTGGCCTCGGACCAGAGGCGCTACTTCGTGCCCTGCCCACAGTGCGGCAAGTACGACTGGATCCGTTGGGAGAACATCCGGTGGAACGAGGGCGACCCCAAGAGCGCGGCTCTCGCATGCGTGGCATGCGGGGCTCTCATCGACGAGCGGTTCAAGACGGAGATGCTTACCCGGGGCGAGTGGCGCCCCACCGCGGCCGGTAACGGCGAGACGATCGGGTTCCACCTGTCGAGCCTCTACTCCCCGCTTGGGTGGCTCCCGTGGTCGGCGGCCGTCGCCGAGTTTCTCGAGGCGAAGGAGAATCCGATGCGCCTCAAGAACTGGATCAACAGCGTGCTCGGCGAGACGTGGGAGGAGCGCGGCGACTCGGTGGAGCCGGAGGGCCTCCTCGCCCGGGCGGAGCGGTACCCCGCGGAGGTCCCGAGCGGCGTCGGCGTGCTCGTCGCCTCGGTCGACGTCCAGGGCGATCGCCTCGAGTGCGCGGTCAAGGGCTACGGCGCCGCCGAGGAGTCCTGGCTCATCGCGTTCTCGCAGTTCCACGGCGACCCCGGACGCGACCAGGTCTGGCTCGACCTCGACCGGTTCCTCAGGCAGGAGTTCACGCACGAGAGCGGACAGAGGGTGCCGATCACATGCGTGGCCGTCGACAGCGGCGGGCACCACTCCGAGCAGGTCTACCGGTTCTGCCGCGCGCGGATCGAGAGGCGCATCTTCGCGGTGCGCGGCGGCTCGGAGCGCGGGAAGCCCGTGGTCGGGCGCCCGAGCGACCACAACCGCTACCGGGCGAAGCTCTTCACGCTCTGCGTCGACACCGGCAAGGAGATCGTCTACTCGAGGCTCCGCATCGGAACGCCTGGTGCCGGTTACTGCCACGTGCCGGAGTGGGTCGACGCCGAGTATGTCGCGCAGCTCACCGCTGAGAAGGCCGTGCGGAAGTGGGTGAAGAACCGCGGCACGGTGCGCGAGTGGATCAAGACCCGCGAACGCAACGAGGCGCTCGACCTCGAGGTCTACTGCCTCGCGGCGCTCTACATTCTCGGGCCGGCGTTCGTGCGGTCGCTGCCGGAGCGCGCGGCCGCGTTTTCCCGAAGGGTCGAGGCTCAGGTCCAAGTGGATCGTGCGGCCGCATTGCCGACTGCGAGACGGCGAGGATGGGTAGACGGGTGGCGCGGATGAACCGCCGCGATCGTGAATGCCGCACGGCCCGCAGGAATCTCCACTCCCCTCTCTCGAATTGCCTTCCCATCCCGCGCCCCAAGCTCGTCACTGTGACTGTGCCGAGCATGCAGCCAAGCGGACGGAAGGAGGGCGATCGATGACGGTCAACGAGATGATCGAGCGACTGCAGGAAGTGGCCGAGGACGGGTTCGGCGACTGCGAGCTCAGGCTCGCCTTCCAGCCCAGGTGGCCGCTCCAGTTCACGATCGGGGGGATCGCGACGCCGGACGATGCCTCCCGCGGCTTGGGAGAGCCCGACGAGGAGCCCGACGACGCGGCGTCGGTGGTCTACATCATCGAGGGCGGGCACCCGGACGACGACTCGCCGTATGCGCCCGGTTGGGCGTTCGCGGCGGCGCAGTAGGAGGATACGACGATGGCAGCGATCACCAACACCAAGACGATGTGGGTCGTCACCCGGGCAGCGCGCGACAGCACGCTCGCGGACGTGTGCTTCGCGGCAAGCCCGAAGGACCTCATGCTCCAGGTCCGCGGCGGACTCGAGGCCCACGAGGTCGTCGCGGTGTTCGACAACGAGCACGAGGCCAAGGACCTCGCCACCTACCTGATCAAGAACGCGATCCAGGTCGGCAAGCACCTCGACGCGATCGAGCGCAACATCGCCAAGAGCAAGAAGGCGATGGAGGACAAGCTCCTCGCCCTCGGC